CGTACTGCGGTTGCGACCGCGTCCTATCTGGCTGCCACCCTGAACCCCGGTTCCTACAAGTACGGCCCCAAGGCCGGTACTGGCGTCGTGGCATCCAACTGGAAGGTTGAGCGCATCACCGATGGAGGCACTGAGCAGGTGGCATCCGTGGATGCCGCGTCTCTGCCTGCTGGCGGCGATGACAACGGCGGAAACGGATTCGTCATTGGCGACGCTGGCGGCGACAACGCTGTGGCGAGCCTGAAGTACCGCGTGACCGCAACGCACGGCGCAGGCGTACAGGCGGAGGACAACCTCGGCGGTGCGTCCAATGGACAACCTCGGCGGTGCGTCCAATCCTGCTGTTGCGATTGCCGCTGGCACGAAGACGAAGGATTCCGCTGCGTACACGACGTACCGCAATTACTTCTACGGTGCGACTGCTGAGAAGCCGACGCTGGACAGCGCGTACATTCGCGGTCTGACCAAGTCCGGCAAGGCGTATGCCGCCGGCACTATCACCCTCAATGTGGCTGCGGGTACGCAGCGCATCGCTATCGCCTGCATCGCTGGCAAGACCGGCGTGAAGAAGGTCATCAATGAGACGGCGATGAATGCCGATGTTACCAGCACCTTCACGAAGCAGACCGGCGTTGCTGTCGAGGGTGCGAACGGCTACACCGCGAAGGACTACAACGTGTGGGTCTACGAGCCTGCGAAGCCTTATGAGAACGCTTGCGTCCTCAAAGTGACACTGGGTTAAGGAGGGAACGAAGTCATGGCAGTGAACAACACCGAAAAGTCCTACTCCAAGATGGAGTTCCCGCTGGCGATGCAGCGGCAGGACGCTTTTGCGCTCGACCCGACTGAAATCTGGCCTTCACTCGAAGCTGCGCAGACCTACGCGCAGTCTGACCCCACGGCTTATGTCGGGCAGAAGCTCGCCGTCGTCGTGGACGGCGTTTCCACGCAGTATCAGATTAAGAATGCTGCTGGCGAACTGGAATCTCTCGGCGGTGCGGTGAAGACCGCGACCGACGAGGAAGTTGCCGAGATGTTTAACGACGTGTTCGGCTCCGAGAATACCGGAGCCTGACGCTGCGGTGAACAAATAAATATCATTCATTTTTAGGAGGAAAACACAATGGCTTACGACAACACTCATCTGGTAAAACTGGCTGCCCTCAAGGCTCTGGCTGAGAAGGTCAAGAGCGACTACGCTCTGAAATCCGAACTGACCGCTTTGTCCGGTCGCGTTGACGACATCGTCACCGCTGGCGGCGAGCCTAACGTCCTCACTGGCGTCAAGGTCAACGGCACCGCTCTGGCTATCACCGACAAGGCAGTTGACATCACCGTTCCCGTTAAGGTGTCCGAGCTGACGAACGATTCCAAGTTCCAGACCGACACCGAGGTCGCTGCTGCTATCGCCGCCGCCGACCACATGAAGCGCAAGATTGTCAACTCCACCGACGACATCGACCTGACTGCTGCGGACGCTTCCCAGTACATCTACATGGTGAAGAAGGGGACGTCCAAGACCGGCGACAAGTACGACGAGTACATGGTGCTGGACGGCGCGCTGGAAAAGGTCGGCGACTGGGAGGTTGACCTGTCGAACTACGTTCAGAAGGAAACCGGCAAGGGTCTTTCCTCGAACGACTTCACGGCGGAGCTGCTGGAAAAGCTGAACGGCATCGAGGCTGAGGCGAACAAGTATGTTCACCCCACTCATGAGGCTCATGCTTCCGGTCTCTACAAGGTCACTGTTGACGCCGAGGGTCACGTCACCGCTGTCGTGGCTGTGGAGAAGGCGGACATCACCGCCCTCGGCATCCCCGGTCAGGACACGCAGTATGTGGCTGCGACTTCCGAGGCTGACGGCCTGATGTCTAAGGAAGACAAGGCGAAGCTCGACGGCATGGTCATCGCTACCGATGCCGAAGTGACCGAGATGCTCAACGAAGTCTTTCCTACCAACGCCTAATCACTGCATCTGGGAGCGGGTCGTGCGGGTTATGGTGGGACGACCCGCTCTTGCGGTATCACACAGGAGGTGATTAGCTTTGAGCATTACAACGTTAGCCCACATGAAATCTTTGGCGCTGCGAGCAAAATCCGAAATCGCTCAGTTAGCGCAAGTCACCGCAGAGGCGGTGGACGAGGTTGAATCGCTGAAGCAGGATAAAACGCAGGGAGTGTCTGCGACGATTGCGACATCGGGGTGGACTACCGGGACAGGTAGCTACCCGTGCTACTATGACATCGCCGCCGCAGAGATTACTGCCGCAGACGAGGTTCGTGTTTTTCTCGCGCCCGATTCCATGAAGGCGGCGGTTGACTGCGGTATGTCCTCTACGTGCGAGACCTTGGCAGGAAAAATCAGAATCCGGGCGAAGCAGGCTCCTACGTCGGCAATTTCTGTAGAGTATCGGATCGAGAAAGGAAAGGAATAAGTTTATGGCTTATGGAAGTGTAAACGTACCCGGCGTGAGCGGACCCGAACTCGCAGCCGTGAAAGTGATTGCCGAGAGCGCGCTTGGCAAGGCAAACGAGGCTCTGGAATCCAGCGGCGCTTCCGGGTGCGTTTTGAAAACCACTTTTGAAGCGGAGTTCGCGGGGAGCGAATATACCGTTTCTGACGCTAATGGCGTCGTGAAGACCGGCACAGTCCCGCAGGGGCTTGTGGAATCCGTCAATGTCGAGAACTGCAACACCGAGTACACGGTCAAGGCTACAGCAGGCGGCGTGGAGTATTCCAACACCGTCACCACCGGCGCGTACTTCGGTCAGTATGAGGTGACGCTGGCTGTTTTCACAGCGACCATCAAGGTCACGGCTGCGTCGGGAGCGACTGTGAAAGCTGTGAGCGGGAGCAGCTCGCACAGCGCAGTCGCAAACAGCAGCGGCGTTGCCACGATTACTGTGAAGAAAGCTGGCACATACACGGTGAGCGGTACGATTTCCAGCGGCGGTAAGACCGTCAGCTCCAACACCGCCAGCGTCAACGCCACGACCAGCGGCAGCACCTACAATGCCACAATCAAGTTCGTGAAGCTGACGCTCACCTCTCCGAGCGGCAGTGCCATCAGCATCACCAAGAGCGGTGTTACGCTGACCGGCACGAGCAGCGGCAGCGATGTGTTCTACCTGCCGAGTACCGGCACTTGGACGGTCACGATTACCAAGAGCGGAGACAGCGCGACCGGCTCTGTCAACGCAGCGGCTTATCAGGACTACACGCTGGATCTGGCGTTCGTCCACATCTATGGCGCAAGCTGGGATGGCTCGTCCACGACCAAGTGGACCCGCACCGACGAATCTGCCGGCTTCACTGACCCTGTGCCGTATGTCAAGGGCGCGAGCAGCTACAGCTCTCCGTTCGATAATTTGCAGCCTTGGGCGGGCATGACCAAGAGCGAAAGAACCGGCGGTACGATGGTCGCCATTCCGAAGTTTTGGTACAAGCTGACCCAGAGTGGCAAAGGGATGAAGGTGCAGATTGCCGATAAGGCGACTGCTGGCTTCTCTGTTTCTCCTGCGCACATGAACAGGGGCGACGGCAAGGGCGAACGCGATGTGGTCTACATCGGTCGTTATCACTGCGGTGCGACCGCCTATAAGAGCGTCACCGGACAGAAGCCGAAGGTGAACATCATCCGTTCCACCGCGCGTTCTTCCATCCACGCTCTCGGCACGAACATCTGGCAGGCTGACTTCGCCTTGCGCTTCACCATCTGGCTGCTTTACATCGTGGAGTTTGCCGACTGGAACTCTCAGGCGAAAATCGGCCACGGCTGCAGTAACGGCAGTACGGTTCAGGCAATGGGCAGCTCTGACAGTATGCCATATCACACCGGCACGATGCAGTCCAGCAGAACGACCTACGGCGTTGGTACACAGTACCGTTACATCGAGGGTCTGTGGGATAACTGCTACGACTGGTGCGACGGCTGCTATAACGACAGCAGCGGTTTGAACATCATCCTGAACCCGAACAGCTTCAGCGACAGCGCAAATGGCGTGTCCGTCGGTACGCCGTCGAGCAGTTGGCCGTCCGCGTTCACCGTGAAAACGGTGACTGGGTTGCCCACGCTGTTCATTCCGACTGCGGGTAGCGGCAGTGAATCGACCTATTCGTGCGATTACTGGGTCTTCGGTTCGTCGAGCCCGTGCGTCTTCGTTGGTGGCAACTACGGCCGGAGCGCCCTCCGCGGTTTGTTCTGCGTCTACGGCAGCGTCGCGTCGAACTCCACTGACAGCATCGGCTGCCGCCTCCAAGAACTCCCCTAATGGGAGAGTTTGAGGGGGCGAAGCCCCCTCAATAAGTATCGCGCCGCAGGCGCGATACAAACGGGGCTACCTGTGCAGTGCCGATGTCATTACATCGGGTTCACGTGCGATAACTGGAACTTCAATTCGTCGAACCCGTGCGTCTACGTTGGTGGCAACTACAACCAGAACACCAACCACGGTTTGTTCTACGTCAACTACAACAGCACGTCGAACACCAACGACAACATCGGCTGCCGCACCCTTTTAAGTGTCTTACCAATCCTCATTCACGGCACAGGTAGTCGCGCACCCCACGGTGAAGATAGGCAAATTTGGGGAGCGAGTTAGTACACTCCTTCGGGGGCGATGGAACGCTCGTACAGCTAAAAGGAGGATGTTCCCCAGTGAAACGAGTTGGAAAACTCTTTGACAGTCTTATTTCAGACGAAAATCTGACCCAAGCCATAGACGAGGTGAACCGCACCCACCATTGGCGAACGCACCACCGCCCGAACAAATGCACCGCATGGGTGGAGGAAACGAAAGCGGAGCGCGTCGCAGAGTTACGGAAAATCATCGTCGAAGGCTTTGAGCCAAAGGAACCGCACGTTACGCGGCGTTGGGACGCCAGCGCGCAGAAATGGCGCACCGTCAGCGAACCTGCTCAGTGGCCTGACCAGTATGTCCATCACGCGCTCATCCAGATTCTGCAACCCAAGATGATGCGCAGCATGGATTTTTACTGCTGCGGGAGCATCCGCGGCAGAGGACTGCATCAGGAGCGCAAGGCTATCGAGAACTGGATGGCGCACGATACGAAAAGCACGAAGTACGAGTTCTGCGGCGACATCTACCATTTCTACGAAAGCCTGAAGCCAGAGGTCGTCATGGCTCGAATGCGGCAGCTTTTCAAAGACCGGCGCGTCCTCGACCTGATTTGGCGCATCATTCAGAATGGCGTCCTCATTGGCGCGTACACGTCGCAGTGGTTCGCCAACACAACCTTGCAGCCCCTCGACAAGCTGATTCGTGAGAGCGGTCTGTGCAAGCACTACGCACGCTACATGGATAATATCACGGTATTTGGCTCGAATAAACGGAAGCTGCGGAAACTCCGCGTCATCGTGGAGAACTGGCTGAACGCCCATCAGCTTGAACTCAAATCCGACTGGCAGGTATTCCCGACGGTGAAACGAACGGAGAAGAAGCTGCTGGACCCTCCGCGACGCGGGTTTGAGCGACCGAGAGGTAGGATGCCGGATGCGGTGGGCTACCGATATGGGCAAGGTTACACAATCCCGCGAAAGCACAATCTTCTCCGCATAAAGCGGGCAATCGCAAGATACCGCAAGCGGAAACGGCAGGGCAAACGCATTATGGCTGGGGCGGCTTCAAGCCTCCTCCCCCGTCTTGGACAGTTATCGCACTGCAACAATCACAATCTTTACCGGGTACTCTATGGCGGCGAACGCATAGTTCGTGCGCTGAAGAAAGTTATCCGGCAACAGCAGCGAAAGGAGGAGCTGACTTGGAATACGTATTTGGAACGAAGGACGGCATTGAAGTCCTCAAAACGAAAGGCAGTTCTCACACCAACCTGACGGGCTTCCATCAGATTGAGCAGGTCTACCCTGACCAGACCATCACCGACAACTTCCGCGTCGTGCAGAAGCTGGACAGTCAGGAGGACGTGGAGGGCAACTGCTACGACTGGTACGAAATCGACCACCACTACCGTGTAACGGATAAAACCGCCCCGATTGCGGCGAAGGTCGAAGAATACGCCGCCAGCATGGAAAACGCCCTGTGTGAGCAGGACGCAGCTACGGACGAGCGAATGGGCGCACTCGAAGACGCCGTTTGCGAACAGGACACCTCGACGGACAGCCGCATCAGCGCGTTGGAAGACGCAATCTGTGAGCTGGACGCCGCCATCAACAACAAATAACAGGAGGTATCACTAATGAACAAGATTTGGGCTAACCGACTGATTGCCGGTACGAAAACGTGGGATGAAATGCCTGACTTTCGCCGTAGCGCAGTAAAGGCCATCCTCGCCGAGCGTGTTACTGACAATGAAATCAATGCCGAGCGGTACAAGGAAATCACTGGCGAGGACTACGCTGCGTGAGCCGCGTAGAACTCATCGACGAGTTGGCTGACATCTGCATCCGGCAGGCTGAGATTATCAGGGCGCAGGCTCTTATCATCGAGCAATTCGGAGCGCAGGCATTGGAGGATTCGGAAGTTGCCGCTCGCCTCCGACAGTTGGCTGAGAATACGGATATTGCTGAGAGAGGTGCGTAAGCGCCTCTCTCGCTTTATTGCTATCAGGTAAGGAAGGAGGTACGCGCGTGGATTCTCCAATCACAAGAGCAGAACATGAGGAGTTCAAGCAGAGGCTGAAGGAAGAAAACTCCCGGCAGGACAAACGAATCTCGTTGCTCGAAGAAAGTGTTCGACAGATGGGCGCTCTGACCGCCGCCGTTGAGCGGCTGGCAACCAGCATGGAGAACATGGCAAAGGAGCAGGACAAGCAGGGCAAGCGTCTCGAAGCCCTTGAAAAACGGGACGGCGAGATGTGGCGAAAGACCGTCGGCTACGTTGTCACGGCAATCGTCGGCATCGTGCTCGGGTTTGTCTTCACTCAAATCGGAATGTGAGGTTGGCTGGCATGGGAACCGTAATCATCGTCTCTGTGGCATTTCTCACAGGTGCGGCGGCTGGTTTCCTTATTAGCTGCCGCACCATCACCCACCTGCGCCGGAGGGTTCGCGCCCTCCGGTCAGGCGAAAAAAGCAAACGCCAGCGGAAGATAGAAACCATGAAAAAGATTGTTTGGGTCTGTCTCGTGAATGGGTTTATCTGGGTGTGGTGCAGTTACATACTCGCATACCTCGACAAGCCGCAGATAGCAGAGGGTCTTTCTCAGGTTGCGGTCACAGAAATCATCGGCGTGGTGCTTGCCTATGCGCTGAAATCCGCTGTTGAAAATCTGAGCAAGAATAATCACTGGCCGGACAAGTCCGTGTGCCAAAGCGATGCCTCTGCGGACAACGCAAGTGACGGCTCTACGGGCGTGGGCTGATTAGGGATGAAAGGACTTAGGCACAAATGAGTACCGTTGAAAAAAGGATTTGGGACTACCTCATAGCGAAAGGTCTATCCGCTGCCGGTGCTGCCGGTCTGATGGGAAATCTTTACGCCGAGAGCGGCTTGAATCCGCAGAATTTGCAAAATACCTACGAAAAGAAGCTGGGTTACGCGGATGCGGTGTACACCGCCGCTGTAGACAGCGGAGAGTACAAAAATTTTGTCCACGACAGTGCTGGCTACGGTCTGGCGCAATGGACGTATTGGAGCCGAAAGCAGAATATGCTGGGCTTTGCCCAAGCCGCAGGCAAATCCATCGGAGATTTGGATATGCAGCTTGATTTCCTGTTTACGGAGCTTTCCAACGGCTACAAGTCCGTGCTATCCACGCTGAAATCCGCCACTGCCGTCCGAACTGCCAGCGACAGTGTGCTGCTGAACTTTGAACGTCCCGCCAATCAGGGCGAGGCAGTTAAAATCAAGCGGGCGCAGTACGGTCAGGTCTACTATGACAAGTACGCAAAGCCCGAGAACGGAGGTAATGACATGAGCAACAGTTCACTCGTAAGTTATACGAAACTCAGCCCGAACCACTCCGGGCAGCGCACACACAGCATAGACCGAATCACGCCTCATTGCGTGGTGGGTCAGTGTTCAGTTGAGACGCTCGGTAATATTTTCTTGCCCACGTCTCGTCAGGCGAGCTGCAACTACGGCATCGGACCGGACGGTCGTGTCGGAATGTATGTGGAGGAAAAGAACCGCTCTTGGTGTTCTTCTTCCAACGCCAACGACCAGCGAGCCGTGACTATCGAATGCGCGTCTGATGCGACCGCGCCCTATGCTTTCAAGGACGTCGTGTATCAGAAGCTCATCGACCTTTGTGTAGACATCTGCAAGCGCAACGGTAAGAAGAAGCTGCTGTGGCTGGGTGATAAGACCAAGACCCTCAACTACACCCCGAAATCCGATGAGATGGTGTTGACCGTCCACCGGTGGTTCGCCAACAAGAGCTGCCCCGGCGATTGGATGTACGCCCGCATGGGCGACCTCGCCAGCAAGGTCACGGCTAAGCTCGGCGGCTCCGCCGTTTCGCCAGTCACGCCGAGCAACCCCTCCACCTTCGAGCCGAGCAACCCCTCCACGGGGCTGGACGTCGGCGCTGTGGTCAATTTTGCCGGAGGCAAGCACTACGTCAGCGCCAACGCTGCCAGCGGCTCTACGGCAAAAGCAGGCCCCGCCAAGATTACTGCTCTGTCTGCCAACGCCAAGCACCCGTATCACCTCATCCACACCGATGCCACTAGCAATGTCTACGGCTGGGTAAATGCTGACGATATTTCAGCAGTTGGTAGCTCTGCCGCTGTCACGAATTCCCGAGTGAGAATCACCACTGCTGATTTGAACATTCGGTCTGGACCCGGCACGAACTTCGCCCGCAAGGGATCCATCAAGCCCGGTGTCTATACGATTGTGGAAGAATCCGCAGGGGCGGGAGCAAGCAAGTGGGGTAAGCTGAAATCCGGCGTCGGCTGGGTATCGCTTGACTACTGCACGAAACTGTAAGGAGGAGAATTGCCATGAATGAATTTCTTTCCAAACTCTTGATTGCCGTCATCACGGCGGCTGTGCCGGTACTGACGACTTTCGTCATTGCGTACATCAACAAGCTGAAAAAGCAGGCTGTAGAGCAGACAGAGGATTCCAAGCGGAAGGGCTACATCGAGGAAATCGCCGATGCCGTTGCCACCGCTGTTGCTGCGACAAGTCAGACCTATGTGGACGCGCTGAAGAACTCCGGCAGCTTTACCATTGAAGCACAGAAGGAAGCCGCGCAGAAAGCGCTGGCGACCTGCTTGGCGTCGCTCAGTCCCGCCACCCAGTCTTTCATTACCGCAATGTACGGCGACCTGACTGAATACCTGATGAACCGCATCGAGGCGGAGGTTCGCAATCAAAAGAAGCTCCCCGACGCTACTACAAGCGCCGCAGCACTCGAATCCACGAGTGTAGCTGCCAGCACCGCAGCGGCTACGGCAGCGAGCATCGTGCAGACTGCCATCCAGCAGACCGAGGGCGCACAGGCTGTAGACTGATATGGGGCTGTCCGCTTTCATTCTGGCGATGGCGGCTTTTATCGTTTTGACTGCGGGACGGAAGGCTTCGGAAGAACCGCCATGCAAGCCCGAAGATTGCGCCGCTTGCCCGTTCCCGCCCTGCTCTGAGGCAGAAAGGCAGAGGTACACCGGTCAGTAACACAAAGACCCTCTCTCACAGGTAAATCCTGCGAGGGAGGGTCTTTTTTTTATGCCTATTTCAGAGCTTCTTCCAGCTTTCCTTCTTTCCACAGCTTGTAATGCTCTCTCATGCAAACGGCGCAGGGGCGATACCCAGCGGCATACGCGGTTTGCTCGTCCTTGAAGAACACCCGGTTTTTGATATACGTGCCTCCGGTCGGACGTGCGATAGCCCGAAGGGCGGATGGGCAATCCAGCCGTCCATAAAGATGTTGTCCGCGATGCCCGCCGAGCGTTCCCTTTTCTTCGGACAGATATTCTTTTCCGTCTGTTCCAATCAGCTTATACATGGTGGATTCCTCTTTCCTTTCTTAATCAAAATGCCCATTCAATTTTGACGTCATCATCCGTCAGAACGATACGGGATATGAGGCTCTGCATAATGCGGCGCTTCTGCGCCTCGTCTGCGAAATCCCAAATCTGAGCGGCGTCGGACAGCAGCTCTGCCGCCAAGTCAAACGGCATCGTAGTCTGTTCCACCTCCGGCGCGAGCGTGTCCTGCAAGGCGGTGCGCTCGTTATAGAGCCGGTTTATTTTCTCGCCAAGCAGTTCCGCAGGGATGTCGTCGTGCTGATACAGCTCCATCAGCTTGCTTATCTGCTTGTCAATTTCGTGTATGCGACGCTCGATGTCTACGTTCTTCGTGGCAGGAGCAGGCTTGGGCTTGTTCTCAGACAGCTCCGCCGCCAGTTCAGGCGACCGGAGCAGTGCGCGTATCTGCTCGTCGATGATAGGCTCCAACTCCTGCGCTTTCCAAATCTTATTCGCGCAATTCGGGTCTTTTATCATACTTTTCATCTGCTTCGTGCGGGAGTAGCAGGCGTAGTATGCGTATTTGCCCGTGTTCCGAAGATAGTAGCGGCCACCGCAATGCCCGCAGAACAGCATTCCAGTCAAAAGGTGCTTTGACTGGAATGCGTTGCTGCCGTATTTCTCCTGCCGCTTATCTCTGAGGACTTGGGCGGCTGCGAACTGCTCTTTGCTTATGATTGCTTCATGCGCGTCTTCCACAGTAATATCTCCAAAATGCAACGTGCCGGTGTAGGTCTCATTTCCGAGGATGTTTCGGACGCTCGACCAAGAATTATAACTGCTGTACTTGTTTGTGTAGCCCTGCTCTTGCAGCCGGTCTGTGATGGCTTTCAGCGAGGCCCCGGCAAGATACCACTCATATATCTTCTTGACCTGCTCCGCTTCGTAGGGGTTCACCCGCAGCTTTCCATCCTCGTATTCGTAGCCGATGGGGATGTTGCCGCCGCCGTGATGCAGTCCGGTCTTAGCCCGTGCTACACGCCCCATCCACGTGCGTTCTTTGATTTGTTCACGCTCCAACTGCGCGAATACGGCGAGCAGACCTATCATCGCTTTGCCGAATGGCGTGGAGGGGTCGAAGCTCTCCTGCATTGAGATGAAGTCAACGCCCTTCGGTCTGAACACTTCCTCGATGAGATAGAGGGTATCTCGCTGGGAGCGAGAGAGGCGGTCGAGCTTGTAGACCAGTACCAAGTCAAACTTGTCTGTCTCGGAAATCAGCTTTTGTATACCGGGGCGATTCAGGTTGCTGCCGGTATAACCGCCATCGACGTATATATCTGCTATGAGCCAGTCTTTTGCTTTGCAGTACGCAATCAGGCGTTCCTTTTGTTCGCCGACCGAATAGCCCTCCTGCGCCTGTTCCAGCGTGGAAACGCGGATATAGAGAGCCGCCCGTTTTGTTGGGGCGTACTGTTCAGTCTTCATTAGTTCCTTCCAATTCTACGGCGTAGTTAAGAAGGCGCAGCCTATCGCGCCCTTTGAGCGTTCCGTAAATGCGCAGCAGCTCCATAGCTTCGGGTGAGAGTGCTTGCTCACTGCCGCCGTTGAACACGACCCCGCCGTGATTAGCCTGCATGACAGAGCTGTTCGTCAGATGACCGCTGACGCTATTTTCTGCCGCTATGACCGGCTGTGTACCGCGCAGCAGATAATCTGTGCTGACGTCGAAGAAGTCGGCAATCTTCACAAGTGCCTCTACACTGGGGTAGGAATCGGGCAGGCGTTCATACTTGCCTACTGCCGATGCCACGACGCCTATCTGCGCCGCAAGCTGACCCTGTGTGATGTCGCGGTCTTTTCGTAACCTTCTAAGTCGTTCTCCAAAACCGTCCATTCTGTTTCACCACCTTTTCCTTTAAGTCGATTATATAGCCTTTATGTCTAATTGTCAATACGCGCAAAATTTTTGCCCAAAAAATATGGATTTGTAGTTGACATATGCGACTTGAGGTGTTATAATGAGAATGTGAGGAAAACAACGACCCCACAGGCTCGTAAAGGAGGTGAGCGAATGAACGTTATGCGAGAGCGCAGGCTTCGGGCAGCCATCCCCACGCAGTTGGAAGTTGCGAAGGCGATGGGCGTTAAGGTGTCTACGGTTAGCAAGTGGGAGCGTGGTCTTGCAAAGCCCCGCGCAGACAAGCTGCCGACACTGGCGAAGCTCTATTGCTGCACAATCGAGGAGCTTCTGGCAGACGACGAGAACGGTCCGGTGTTCAAGAACGGATGACGAACGCTTCGTCAGTTTTGCTTGCTGTAGCGAAGGAGCTTGCAGCCTCGGCAAAAACCAGTCTGCCTGAATTGAATGACGGAGAAGAAGTACGGCGTGAGTGGCTGGAAGAAGGAGTTTTCTACAGAGAAACCACGCTCAACGGTAACGTCATTCGATACCTCTACGATTTCAGGCAAAGAGAAAGCCGCCGACTGGCGGTT